AACTAAATTGGTGGTTGATTATAGTAAGTTGAAGAGTCTTAGTATTATTAAACCTACCCTACATAGATATTTAGCAGGACAAACTAAGTCACAGTTTCGTAGGATTGATGCCGATGAATTTATGATTGCTGCCCTACTACCCGTGCAGAGATTTAAGAAATCATCTGCGTCAGCGGTATGGAAAGATTCAAGGAGTATGATTTAATGGCAACAACTTTGAACGCAAACTTTACTGATAAACACTCCCCTGCTAGTTTAGCTGACTTTGCGGCTTCATTTAATAAGGGCGGTTATGCATTATCAAATAGGTTTGATGTAATGATAACCCCCCCACCGAAGATGGCGAGCCCGATACGCGATCTGACCAGAGCTATTTCCTTCCGTGTTGAATCCGTCGCTCTACCCGGGCGGAATCTGGTCAGTGTGCCAGATCAGATGGAATACGGGCCGGGAAGAGAGAAAGTAACTGGTGCTGGTTATGCCGGGACAATTAATATAGTCTTTCAAGCAACTGCTGGGTTGACTGAAAGAGTATTTTTTGAAGAATGGCAGAAACTAGCATTTAATGAACAAACGTGGGATGTTGGTTATTATAATGATTATATTGGTACAGTTGATATATATACTCTAAACAAACAGGACGAAAGAGAATATGGCATTAAATTACATGAAGTATTTCCAAAAGATATTAATCCCACAGATTTAGCACAGGATTCAAATAATGCGATTATAAAGAATACAATCGTTTTCCAATATCACCACTGGGAAGTGCTGGATAAAAATAGGTCAAGCCCAGGAAAGTTCTGGAAAGATGTCGAGCGCAAAGTGCTGCGGAACACAGACGAAGCAGCTGACCAGAGAAATACCGACCCCGCCGGCTAAGTTCTAAAGCAGTTCAACGACTAGAGCAATATAATATTATAAAGGATGAAAAATTATGGCACTACCTAAACTTAAAAATGCGACATATGAAACGAAGTTACCATCTACTGGTTTACCTATACATTATCGGCCCTTTCTTGTGAAGGAACAAAAAGCGTTAATGATTGCACAGGAATCAGAAGATACTAAACAGCTAGAAGCAGCATTTGCTCAAATAATTCGAGATTGTGTTGAAGAAATTGATGACCCATATAAAATGCCGTTGTTTGATGCGGAATATGTGTTTTTAAGAATACGAAGTAAGTCTGTAGGAGAAGTAGTTAATCTTAACTTATTGTGTCCAGATGACAACGAAACTTATGTGGAGGTTGAGATTAACTTAGACGATGTTAATGTCCAGATGAATGAAGATCATACCAACATAGTTGAGCTGACTGATGAAATAAAACTGATAATGAAATACCCTTGTTTGGGAGATATGGAGGGATTTGATGAGATGGGAGAAATAAAATCATTGTTTCATATGATTGAAAGTTGTGTTCATGAAATTCATGATGGCGAAGAAATTCATCATAGAATAGATATGAATAGTGAAGAATTGAATACTTTTATTGATAGCATGTCAACACAAAATTTTGAAAAAGTCAGCGCATTCTTTGAGACTATGCCTCAATTAAGACATGTAGTTGAGGTTGAGAATCCAAATACAAAGGTTAAAAATGAAATAGTAATCGAGGGTCTAGAAAGTTTTTTCGAATAGCCCTTTCACACGATTCTTTGGAGAATTACTACAAAACTAATTTTGGAATGATGCAACATCATAATTATAGTTTAACAGAATTAGAAAATATGGTGCCGTGGGAAAGGGATATATATATCGGATTATTAATGAATTATTTGAAAGAGGAAAAGGAAAGAATAGAAAGAGAAAACCGGAGGAGATAATCAAATGGCTGATGAAACCGTTAAGATCACAGAAACAACAAAAGAGTATGAACTTCTAAAATCTGATCTTATTGATGATCGTGGAGATGAGGCTCCTACATTATCAAATAAGATTGCTGGTATGTTGGACAAGTTTAGGTTAATTCCTAGACTGATTATGTTAGCCTATATCTTTGCATTTTATTCATCAACTGTTTGGTTTATGGCATTGTCAAATCCTACTAACGCTCAGGCAGCGTTTATCTCTACCATCGTTGGTGCTGGTGCAGCATTCTTTGGTTTGTATGTAGGTAAACCAGGCGCATCATTACCAAAAGGTAAAAAATAGGAATAAGTCATGGCAGATAAAACACCAAAAGGCCCAGCTGGGGGCATCCCACCAGAAACACCTTTGAGGCCAGAAGATTTCATTGGAGCTCCATCAGTGCCCGTCGCGACTGGCTCGGCGGGAGCAGCTGCTCCTATTATCCCGCCAAAAAAACCCATGCGGCCTGAGGATTTTATTGAAGACCCTACTCCTATTGACAAGTTAACTGCCACGACTCAAAATTTGGTAGATAATCAAGAGACAGAAGCCAAAGAAGAAACAAAGATTCAGAAACAGCTGAGGATGGATCAGGAAAAAGAAGCTGACAGTAAGTTTGCACAGACTTTAAATATTTCTGTTACGGAATTAAAAATCAGACGAAAATCGCTGAAAGAGATTAAAGAGCAAACGAAAAGCTTAGCAGAACTGGGTAAAAAAATAGAAGAGACTGGTGCTGATCCAAAGGCAGATAAAACATATATGGCCAAAGACCTTGAGTTAACAAACGCAACAAATGAACTAGCACAAAAAGCTCTAAGTGGGAATGTTTTAATGGTATCCCAACTCGAAACTATGAAGAACGGTATTGATGTATTAGGTAAAAAGATTAGTAGTGAAGGTGGTGATCCAAAGAAGAATGAAGAATATCAAAGATTAATTATTGAGCATCAGGCTAAAACAAATGAGCTTCTCGAGCGCCACGACCCTAGTTCAAAGGATTCTAATACATTAGAAGCGATGAAAGTCCAACTTGAACAAAATGGTCAAGTTGCAACGGACAGTAAGGAATATAATAAACTAAATTTTAAAATTCAAAAGAAAGCTCTAGAGGATCGTCTGGAAAAGGCAGATAGTCCTGCTGCGCGAAAAGAGATAAGAGCAGAACAAGCAGCACTCGCAGCAAAACAAGAAGGTCTTCTTGTAAAAATTGCGGGCGGCATCAGTTGGATGAAAAATAATGCTAAGGAAAAACTAAAAAGTGCTGGCAAGGGTGTCATGGCCATGTTGAAAGGCACTCTTATAGCAGGAGCTCTTGTCGCACTTGTGGCATTTCTCGATAGTAAGTATTGGAAAGAATTGAAGAAATGGCTTATTGAGAACGGAGCCCCTATGCTTGAGGGGATTTTTAACACTCTTAAATGGGTATTCGGAGGTATCGCAGATATTTTCAGTGGCAAAGCATTTACTGATTTTGCAGAAAAGATTAAGAAGGGTGAAATTCTAGGTGCCTTCGGTGGTCTATTCAGTGCTTTTGGTGCTTTAGCCGTCGCCGTTTTAGGAATCGTAGCTTTTCTTGCGCCGGGACTATTATTTAAAGGGTTGTGGAAAGGTTTAAAGCTTCTCAAAAAATCCCTGTTCGGTGCCGGGAAAGCTGCCACTGCCCAGGCAGCTGCAATGAAAACAGCAACAGCAAATGCAGCAAAAACTGCAGCTGCAACGGCAAAGGCAACAAAGGTAGCAGCAGAAAAGGCAGCAAAAAAGGCAGCAAAAATTGCTGCTGCAACGAGAAAAGCAACAGAGGCTGCGACAAAGAAAGCTGCGGCGGCCGCGGCAAAGGCAGCGGCAACAAAAGCAGCTGCTGAGTTAGCAGCAAAAAAAGCAGCAGAAAAGGCGACAAAGAAAGCTGCCGAACAGGCGGCAAAAAAATTAGCACAAGCTACTGCAGCGAGAACAGCGGCCGCGGCGCAGGCAGCAGCTGCAAAGACAGCAAAAGCAGCAGAAAAGACAGCAAAAAAAGCAGCAGAAAAGACAGCAAAAGTCGCTAAGGTAGCGGGAAAAGCATCAGAAAAGGCTGCGAGCGCCGCAACAAAGGCAGTAGGTAAAACAGCTGGAGCTGTTGCAAAAGGTGGCGGTGCCGCCGCAACCGCCGCAAAGGGTGCTAAAGGTGCTGGCGGTGCTCTTTCAAAAGTTGGGAAGGGTTTTGCTCATCTAAAAAAATACCCCCTATTAATGAAAGCTGCAAAGAAAATCCCCCTACTTGGCCCCATCCTTAGTACTGTAGGTGTTGTATCATTATTAATGGGTGATGCATCTAAAGAAGATAAAATTAAAGGTATTGGTGGTTTACTCGGCGGTGGTTTGGGATCATGGGGTTTTGGTGTAGTTGGCGCGACACTGGGTAGTTTATTTCCGGGCCCGGGCACGATCATTGGTGGTCTTTTAGGTTCACTTGTTGGTTGGTTTGGTGGAGAATGGGCTGGAGAAAAACTTGCTGGATTCTTAATGGGTGAAGAAGAATCAGAAAAGGCCTTGTTACAGAATCAAAAAGCACCTACATCAAAATCAACGGCCAAATCCAAGGAGCCGCCCAAACAACCGCCAGAAAAGAAACTTAATAAGTTTGAGATTCGACGTAAAAAACGGCAAGAGCGGACCCGCGCGGGTAAAGAAACGCGCTCTAAGTCTCAACTTAAAAATATGGAAGAAGAACTCCAACAGTCTGAATTGTTTATAAAAACTGGTGGTAAAGAAGGTAAAGATACTGTCTACAATATTGGAGATGATGTTAAAGGTGAGAAAGAAGACCTTGCAAATAAAAAAGCAGCCATTGAAAAAAAGAAGGCCGAGGTAGCTGAACTGGTGAGCAAATCCCCGGCGGCATTGGCGGCCAAAGCAGAGAAAGAGGAGGGCGAAAAGAAGGCGGGCCTGGCACGTCGCAAACAGACCCGCCGGGATAAAGAGACTGCTTTAATAATGGCCTATGATGAAGCTTCATCAGCCAGACTAAAAGCTAAAGAAGCTCGGCAAAAGTTCAGGGCAGAATCGGGCATCAAAAGGGATGATCTCGGCGATTTGGTCTTTTCGGATGATAAAGAGAAAGAACAATATAAAGCATTAGTTGCTGAGGAGAAAGGCCACAGGATAAGAAGCAGAGAAATAGGTGTTAAATATGCTCAGTCTAAGGGCATGGTGATCAAGAGGGGCTCGCGCAGGGGCGAGGTTACCTTCGAGAGCCGGCGAAGAGCGGAAGAGGCGATGATGACGATCCTCCGCAAAGCAAAACGCAAAGCAAAATCACCAGTTAGAGTTAGAGCATTGACAGCGGCTGCACCCAAATCACCAGCTGGAGCATTGACAGCGGCTGCACCCAAATCACCAGCTGGAGCATTGGTGGCGACTGGGCCCAAATCACCAGCTGGAGCATTAGCGGACGATGGAGCGACCGGCGGAGTTATCAGAACCAAATTTGGAAATATAACCAAAGAACAGATGGAGAGTGTAAATCGCAAAATGGCATGGATACGCGATCCAAAAACGGGTGAAGCCTATGGTGGTGTTGAGGGACAGGATCAAGCACAGGCGAATTATGCAGCAGGAATGTATAAAGAAGAACTGATTAGATTCGAAGCCGCAAAGGCGGATTACCCAAAAGAAATTAAATCAGTAGCTGTACCAAAGGCGGCGGGTGTCGGCCGAGCGTTGGATCGCCAACGGGAGACGAAAATGGCCAGTTGGCGGGGCCGGGCGGGCCTGGTAGGGATTAACGAAAATAGGGTCGAGACAATGAATGAGGCAAAGTTAGATAAAGCTGTTCCTGCAGCTGCACCTCCAGTTATTATTAACAATAATAAAACATCTGTCGATAATAGTCAAAAGACCCAGGCAACAACTCTGATCGGAACTTCTATAAAAAATGGAAACACTGCCGGACAGTTAGCCGCGGCAAAGTAAGGGGGGGAATGTCCGAAGACACTCCCCTCCTCTTCTCTTACTCGTTTGCCAACTTTTCAAAGTAGGACATAGTGTCCTCATCATCATTATTATTAACAGTAGGCTTAGGAGCAGGAGCAGGTTTTGTATCCACCTTGGGTTCAACCCACGGCGCCTCTTCCATCACTGCTGCAGCAGTTCCTACCGTGGTAGTCCCTGCAAGAACAGTGTTCATGCGTGTCTTCAACTCATCATAGGACTTGAAGTTGGAGGCTGCAGTAAACTCTGCCAGAGGATACTCCTTCTTCCAAACCGCTTCAATCTGATCATCATCGTCATATAAAGCAGATGGCGCTTCGAACTCTGACTTATCATAGTTCCAATAGCCATCTACCCTACGAATCTTCAGCTTGAAGTTCGCACCTTCCCAGAAGTCAAAAGGATTGATGGGGGTTTCATCCTTGAAAGCAGGCTGCATTGCTTCCATGCACTTATCAAAGATTTTCTTACCAAAGCGATAGAGCATAACCTTGCCCTCGTTCTGAGGATTGGAAGGGTCTTCGATAACAAGGATGTTTGCAAAATACTGCAGCTTACGCTTCTGACGGCGAGCAATCTCCTTATCAGATTCAACGCCTGAGTTCCAGTATGCAGAGTTCATCTCTGATACGGGATCATTCTGACCAACGGTAGTGAGAGAGTTCTCAATATACCACTGGCCAGTGGGGCCCTGAAACGCATGGTTCCAGACCTTTGCCCAAGGAAGGTCTTCACCTTCGACTGCTGGAAGGAAACGAAGAACGGCATAACCGTTACCCGTCTTATCTACCACAGGCTTCCAAAGGCGGTCATCCGTATAGGACTTCTTTTCTTGGGGAGCGTTTTCAATTTGAACTGCTCCGAGCAGTTTGTCCAACGAATTGGACCTCTTTAGTGTACTTAACGACATATGTATCTCCTTATGTATCGTATGTTAACGTATGTTAATAATATTATTATATACAGTTTTATCAGGAATGTCAAGTACCTTCTTGAACAAACCTGATTCTATATAGGTTCTTATCAGCTTGACGAAAGTTGACAAGGGCATTCCATGAAAGTCCAATTCTCTCCTCTTCAAGTAGATTTGCCATATGGCCATGATATAATTGGGATTGAAAGACTAACATGGAATTCTGTGTACAGGGAAAAGACAACTTTGAAGATGTACTTGGATTTCCCTGTTTAAAGTGTTCAGTGAGTGATATAAAAGGTTCTGCTTCATTCTTCACCTTATGAAAATCAAGAGGCGGATGGCCATCCAATGATTTTAAATAATATGTTCCACTGATAATTGAGTTGGAATGATTGTGAACCTTCTGTTCGCCACCCTTTCCATTGATGTTTATCCAGCTCTCTGAAAAGAAAAACTCTTCATACTCTATACCAAGTTCATTGTCAAGATAATCTTTTGCTTGCATCTCTATCCATGTCGCAATGTCCTTTAGCGATGGGTCAAGCAATATGTTTACAAACTTCTCAGTTCTCAGTTTTGTTGAACCCTTATAGGTTTCATACGAGAACGATGACAAATCTATATTATCATAGAATGGGATTGGGCTGATGTATTGTTTTACAATACCAGCGGGGAATATAGGAACACCACTTATGGCCATAGTTTAAACTCATCACAAAAATTTTCTTTAGTAGTATATGTTACGTTATTTTCTTGAATAAATTCCTCTTTGGCATCTACCCAGAAAAACTTGATATCTTTAAACTCTTTAAAAACAGTTTGCATTTGGTTTTGCCAATTCACTGAATTAAAACCTTTTGCATCACTAGGAAGATAATTATCTGTCCCTTTATATAAGTTGTTCAGTGGTTCGTCATATGATGATAAGTCAAACCCTAATATATAAACTTCTTTCGCTCCTTGCTGACATGCTAGATGCAATGCGGTGTTACCCGTTGACCAACCAACAGGAAAGTCAATTGTATTTATGGGATCATCTTCATCCACATATGTAATCCAGACACCAATATCCTTCTCCATTTTCATTTGAAGGTCTTTCATATCCAGCTCTGGGTGCATCTGAATTGCATCTGCAACCCTCTCATGTATATTAACAGGGTCTTTACCCGATATCACACAATGGTCTTTTCTATTCTTACTCTTGTGTATAAATGCTTCTGGAATATCAACCCCCATGAACATCATATCAGCAATATCAGCAGGCACAATGCTCCAGTTTGCAAAGTATACATTATGCACAGTCTGACTATGCATATCACCATATTCTGTATTTTCTTGAGCCCATCCAGAGTCATATATTTCTTGCTGCATACCATAGTCAACTGCAACAAGGTTGTCCACTAACACATCACGATAGATTGCATTGCAACCCCATGTGACAGCATCAATCTCATACTGCTTCTCAGTAAACCACTTGCGCGACTCACCATTACCTATAACGACTGCTTTCATAGTTCACTCATCAATGGGAATATTGTTGTAATCTCTTTAGCACAGGCCACAGCAATAGCCTGATGTTCCTTCTGCGTACCGTTAGCACTGCGTAGGTCAATGTAGTGTACCCATGAACGCAGTGTACCGTTCATGTATAGACGTGATACGGTCATACCCTCTGGTAGTACTGCCCGTGCTTGTTCCTTGGCAATGCCGTTCTCAATAGCCCACTCATAGGTCTTCTTTGCTGCCCACCATATTTTCATTTGTTGCATACGGAAATTTTCATTCAGACGGCGTTGTGGTTCATCAGTAGGATCATAGTCAATGCTGTTCTGTCGGTTTGTTTTATCTTGAAACCGTGCATCCCTTGTCTCATAGGTTAAGTCTTTTGTGGGGTCAGCATATCGTTGACTGAACTCTTGAAACGAGAACGAACGATGGCGTAGTATCTGCCGTGCAATGTCTCGCGTTGTCTCAATCTCAATACAAGCATTAACCATCTCTAGAGGTGACCAGTGCTTATTCTTAATCAAATACTTGATAAGTTTCTCACTGGTTTCCTTGTTGTTCTG